CAACGTAATAAAATAAAAAATGATGTAATTAGACAGATTAGACTATTACTCGGTGACGGTATGGTCGATATCGAATTGGATCCAGAACATTATGACCTTGCTATCGATATTGCAGTAGATAAGATTAGACAACGTTCAGAAGCGGCAGTAGAAGAAGATTTTTACACTATTGAACTAAAGAAAGATGTCGATGAATACAGACTTCCAGCAGAGATAACAGAAGTTAAAAAGATACATCATCGTTCTTTCGGTCATGGCATATCTGCTGGCGTAGACATGGATCCATTTGAATTAGCATATGCAAATTCATATTTCTTTATGAATAATCATGTTGGTGGTATATCAACATACGAACTATTCTCTCAGTACCGTGAAACATTAGGCAGAGTTGCGGCTACTGATATTCAATTTATTTGGAATGCAACTACTCATAAGTTAAAACTTTTAAGAAAAATGAGAGCGGACGAAATGGTATTACTTCATGTTTACTTAGAGCGTTCTGACGACCAACTACTAAAAGACCCATATCTAAAATCATGGATGAGAGATTACTCATTAGCATATTGTAAGAAAATGATTGGCGAGGCTCGTTCTAAATTCTCTTCACTTCCAGGCGCACAGGGTGGAGTTACACTAAACGGTGACGTTCTAAAACAAGATGCTACGGCAGAAATAGAAAAGTTAGAAACAGAGTTGAAACTTTACATTGATGGTTCAGCACCGCTAGGTGTTATGATTGGCTAATTGTGGCTTTTCATCCAAAGAACAATAAAAGTCCTTGTGTAAGTATTTGCAAATACAATGATAAAAACTTTTGTGTTGGCTGTAAACGCCATATGAACGAAATCTTTGATTGGTTGGATTATTCTGATGAAATGAAAGATTCTATCTTAGAAGATATAAAAACCAGAGATATAAATTCAGAAAACGGTTGACATTCAGTATCTTTGGTTGTATAATAATATTATCGAAACTGAAAAAAGAAATCAAATGATAATAGGTATCACAGGACTAATAGGCTCAGGCAAAGGCACTGTAGCAGACATTCTAGTTGAAGAACATAACTTCATAAAACTTTCATTCGCAGATAAACTCAAAGATGGTGTTGCAACTGTATACGGTTGGGACCGTGCTATGTTAGAAGGCGACACTGTAGAAAGTAGAGAGTGGCGTGAAACTGTTGATGAGTTTTGGACTAATGAAACAGGTAGAGAGATTACTCCTAGACTTGTACTGCAAGAGTTCGGCACTGACTGTATGCGTAATGGTTTCTACGATGGTATCTGGGTTAGTCTAGTTAAGCAAGAAATAATTAATAATCCTGAAAATAATTATATCATACCTGATGTACGATTTGCTAATGAGATAAAAATCATTAAAGATTTGGGTGGCGAAGTTTGGAATGTTAGACGAGGCGAACTACCAGATTGGTGGGGAGTTGCAATATTAGACAATAAAACAAATTCAAACTTAATGAGAACTTCATATCCTGATGTTCATCAAAGTGAATGGAGATGGATAGGAACTAACGACACATTCAATCACATCATCTATAACGATGGCGACACAATAGACACATTATATAGTAAAGTTTCGAGTGTGTTGTCTACGTAGTTAACCCCAAAAGCAGTGTTTTTTCATGTTTTTGACTAAATACATGTAGCGAAATATATTTAACAGTCAAACCAAACAGGAGAAAATACTATGGCTACATTAGTATCACCAGGAGTTGCAGTAACCGTAACAGATGAATCGCAATATGCGGCGGCTACACAAGGTACACTTCCATTATTAGTTATTGCTACGGCAAGTAACAAAGCAGATGCCTCGGGTAGTGCAACAGCGACTGGTACAAAGCCAGCAAACGCAGGAATTGCCTACTTAGTATCATCACAGAGAGAATTAGTTGAAACATTCGGCGAACCAAAATTTTACGAAGTTGGCGGTTCAGTTGTACAAGGTTCAGAAACAAGTGAATACGGCTTATTAGCGGCATACCAATATCTAGGCGTTTCAAACAATGCATACGTTATTCGTGCAGACGTTGACTTAGCAGAATTAGAAGCATCAAGTACAGCACCAGCCGGCGTTATCACTAACGGTACACACTGGCATAACACATCAAAAACAAAATTCGGATTATTTGTACATGATGGTACAGATTGGAAAGCAAAATCAATTGCTGTTTTAGACGATGCTCCAGGAACAGGAAACGTAGATGCACTTTCAGGTGAACACGCTCAACCATTAAACACATTCGGTCAAGCAGGCGACTTCGCAGTTGTAACATCTACTGCTAAAGTTTCATACTTTGAAAAAGTTGGCTCATCATGGGTTTTAGCAGGTGACACTGGTTCAGCAGATTTTCAATTCTCAATGTTTGCTCCATCAACAAAATCAGGTGGCGGTGCATTAGCATCAGGCGATGCTTATGTTCGTTTAGCGACAGCCGGTTCTGGTTTAGATGTAGACTTAAATGTTTATAACACTACTTCTGGTTTATTCTCAGCACTATCGGCACCAGTTTATGCTAATGACGATTTAGCATCAGCAGTGTCAACAAATGCTGGTAGTATTTACACACAGTATAATACTAGAGCAGATGGTTTTGGTTACTTTCAACTAAGACGCCATACAGGTGCTACAACATCAGTTGTTACATCAGGCGCAGTACCTAGCACATCATCCATCACTGCAACTTTTACAGTAGACGGTGTTACATGTGGACCATATACTAATTCCTCATTAGACGCAATTGTAACAAACTTACAATCAAAATCTGCCTTAAACACAGCAAACGTTAAAGTTGAGAAAATCGGAACAGATAAAATTCGTTTCACTAAGACAGATGGTCAAATATTACCAATAGTATTTTCAGTAGGTCATGTTGCAATGGGCTTTGCAAGTACTCCTCAAGTTGCATCAGTTTGGGAACCATTATCTTACCAATCAAGTGCTACACAAATTACAGGCACAATTGCAGAAGGTACACATTGGTATAGTGCAGACCTTAAGATGGAAATTATGAAGAACGTCAACAATGGCGGTACAATGGAATGGCAGAAATACGCATGGTCAGAAGACACAGATGGTTTAGCACCAAGCGAATTACAATTAGTTTCAGGCGCTCCAACAAAACGTAAAGACGGAACATCGGCTCTAGTAGCAGGTGATATCTGGGTAGACGGTGACGCAGTTCCATACGCAACAGTATATCGTTGGTCAGGTACAGCATGGGTCAAATTAGACAATGCAGACCAATCATCTACAGCAGGAATGGTATTCAGTCATTACTCATATGACGCTCCATACACAGCGGCAGGTGCCGCGGCTTCCAGAACAGCACATGCAGATACAGCCAATCCAGATTTACATCCAGAAGGAATTCTGATGATTAACATGGACTATTCTACTTATAACGTTAAGAAATACACTGGCGGTAAGTGGGTTTGGGCATCAGGTACAAACACAGATGGTTCAGGCAAGTTCGGACCAGAGGCTCAAAGAGCAATTGTTGTAGAAGCAATGCAGGCTTCACTATCAAGCAATACTGGAATTCGTTCAGAATCAGTATACTTCAATCTAATCGCCGCTCCAGGATACTATGAGTTGATGGACGAAATGATTACATTAAACAAAGATAAAAAAGAAATCGCATTCGTAATCGGTGATTGCCCAATGACATTGAAATCAGATTCAACTTCATTGAAAGCATGGGCTGATACATATGTTCCAGCAGAGACTTATGCGGCAATCTATTATCCACATGGTTACTCAAGTGACTTGTCAGGTAACAACGTAGTTGTTCCATCATCGGCAATCGCATTAAGAACTATCGCATTCTCAGACCAAGTATCATTCCCATGGTTCGCACCAGCAGGCTTGACACGTGGTGTAGTTTCTAACGCAACGCAAGTTGGTTATGTAAACGCAGAAGATGAGTTTGTTAAAGTTCAATTGAGTGAAGGTCAGCGTGATACATTATACAACGGACGTATGAACCCAATCGCAGACTTCCCAGCACAAGGAATGGCAGTGTTCGGTCAGAAGACAACACAAGCAACTTCAAGTGCATTGGATAGAATCAATGTTGCACGTCTAGTTAACCACATGCGTTACAACTTAGACCAGTTATCTCGTTCATTCTTATTCGAACAAAACGATAAGATTACAAGAGACAACATGAGAGATGCAGTAGAACGTTTCTGTGGTAACCTTGTTACTGAAAGAGGTTTATTTGACTTCTTAGTAGTGTGTGACGAATCAAACAACACACCAGCAAGAATTGATAGAAATGAATTATGGGTAGATGTTGCAATTCAGCCAGCAAAAACTGTTGAATTTATCTACATTCCATTAAGAATTCGCAACACAGGCGAATCATTAGCATAATAAACGACTAGAGAGTTTAGTTTAAAACCCCTCATCAGTGAGGGGTTTTTTATGGGCGCCCTTAACGTATCTGATAAATACTGATATGAGAATAAATCAGGTCATATTACATGAAGAGGCACTAGACGTAAAGTCTGTGATAACTTCGTCTATTAAAAAACTAGATAAAGTTTTTAAGAGTAACAACTATGAATTGAGAATAGTTGGTGGTGCAGTACGTGACCTTGCATTAGATAAAACACCAAAAGATATTGATTTGGCAACAGATGCAACACCAGATGAAATGATGGAGATACTTGATAAATCAGGCATCAGACACATACCTTCAGGTTTAGAACATGGTACTATTACTGCAATCTTAGATAATGAACCATTTGAAATCACAACACTAAGAGCAGACAAAGAAACAGACGGCAGACATGCTGAAGTTGAGTTTGTTAAGAGTTGGGAAGAGGATGCTAAACGCAGAGACTTAACATACAATGCTATGAGCATGGATATGGAAGGTAATGTATTTGATTACTTTGGTGGCATGGATGACTTACAAGATAAAGTCAGTAAGTTTGTCGGTGACCCAGAAGAAAGAATTACAGAAGACTATCTAAGAATATTAAGATACTTTAGATTTCAAGGTAGACTTTCGACACCTACGTGGGATAAAGATACACTAAAAGCAATTAGTTCAAATTCAGAAGGTTTGAAAAAGATAAGTGCTGAAAGAGTGTGGCAAGAAATGGGCAAAGTCCTTTCTGGTAACAACGTTGCGAATATATTAGATTATATGGCTAAGACTGGTGTTAGTAAAGTTATAGGATTATCAACTAATGACTTGAACAAAGTAAAAGATAATGGCAATTCTATTGTTGCTTTGGCACAGACTGGTAATACAATAGATATAGCAAAGCGTTGGAAACTAAGTAAAGTTCAAGCAACTATGTTAGACTTTCTAGTTAAGAATAAGAACAATACACTTGACCAAAAGAAAGTAGAAGATATGATTGCTGATGGAGTTGATAAAGAGTTGATATCAGCACTGGCAACATTACAGGGTAAAGAAGTAAACATAGACGCAGAAGTTCCAAACTTTCCGATAACAGGTGCTGACTTGATTGCTAAAGGCATGAAACCAGGACCAGAAATTGGTGCTAAACTTGGACAATTAAAACAGAAGTGGAAAGATAGCAACTTTAAATCAACTAAAGATGAATTGTTAAAAGAGAATTCAGACTTATCTACTCAAAGAGGCAGATTAGAATACTATCTAAAGAAACCAGTTGAAGATGGAATGTTAGTTCATCTATCGGGTTTAGGAAAGTTTCACAAAGGTGATGATACTCTAGCAGACATAGTACCAGAAAGAAATGGTATGTATGCATTACATCCTGACAAATGGGAAAGCACATTCTACAGCCTAACAAACAAAGATTTCAAAAAGATTGTTCACTATAAACCAACATTAATAAAAGCACCAACAGATATGATTGTTGCTGATATGGCTATTGCAAATAGATTTTATAGAACAGATAATCCAGAAGAACAAGAACAACTTGCTAAAGAATACAAAGATAGTATAGGTAAAGATATATCTAGTATGAAGATGCCAGAAGTTATTATATCTACGAATGAGTCATTAACTGAAGCAGTGCATAGATTTATGACAGGACACGGCGTAACCTTTGCTGGTAAGAAACATGATGAGATAGAGATTGAAGTGACTGGCACTGATAATGTGAATAAGAAATATATGGTCACAATACTTGCACCAAAAGAACTATTTGGTAAACAAACTCAAATCTCTTCTAAGTATATGAATAGAGGACCATGGACTAAAACAAAAGTAGATAATGTATTTGGAGGCGAATGATGAAACTTACTGAAAAGCAGTTTAAACATTATATTGAGAAATATAAAGAACACGAAGCAAACAGAACAAGTACTAATGAAAGAAATAGATACTGGAAAGAGTATTTTACTCCATCCAGAACAGAGACTAGTTTTAATATGAACAAATTTTAAATATGAATACTAAAACATTAGAATTACTTTTAGCAAACTATAAAGCAATTTACAGTCAAATGAAATTGCCGTGTGCTGAAAAAGAGCGATTTGAGAAATTGATTGCTAAAGTAGAAGAAGAATTACAAACAAAAAGTACTATAGTACCAGACCCAGACATTATATACTCAAACGAATGGTGTTCATGTGGACATAAAATCATAGATTGTGATTGCAAACCAGGTTGTGAATGTGGTTGTAATAAGAAATTCTTGGGTGCATATTAACTTACGACTTAATTTTTACTAAAATAGATAAATACTAGTGTTAAACCATAGTTCACAACACTATTATAGGAGATAAAGAAAATGGCAAGAACGTTAGACACATTTGGTGTACCTACTGATTCAGGCAATGGAGCCTCAACGAGTGGTATTTTACAACCAAAACTTAACTATAGATTCCGTGTAGTAGTTGCTGGTTTTGGTGGTGTAGGTGTAAGCACACAAGAATTTACGAGACAGGTTATGAATGTATCCCGTCCAAAAGTTTCACATGAGTCAATTCCATTAGATTCATACAACTCACGTATGTATGTTATGGGTAAGCACACATGGGAACCGATTACAATTACTTTACGTGATGATATCGCAAACAATTTGACTAGATTAGTTGGTCGTCAAGTACAGACACAATTAGACCATAGAACTCAAAGAGGTCCTTCAGCAGGTACTAACTATAAGTTTTCAACATTGATTGAAATCTTAGATGGTAACTCAGGTAATGCGACTGAAACTTGGGAACTAGAGGGCTGTTTTGTTACTAATGCAGACTATTCACAAACTGATTATGCGGTTTCAGACCCAGTTACAATCACATTGACACTACAGTATGATAATGCTATGTTGAATGATGATTTGATGCCTGAGATTCCATTCCAAAACAATTCATCTTCAGCAGGTTAATAGAGGCGCAAGCCAATGGCTGATGAAAGACAAAGTGCTAAGAACACTACAGGAAGAGTTTTAGCGGACAGTGCTAACGCAAAACATAGATTTGGTTTTGCGGGCGCTGGCAATCGTACTCTTGGTGGTACAGCACCAAAACTTTCGGATTTATTCTTTTTAGAATTCACCACAGTTACTGAAGGTAGTTCACAGATACTACCAGACGTATCTGTGTTGGCAAAATCGGTATCTCCAATTTCAATTCAAACATCTAGTATGCCCGTTGACCAATACGGTAAACGAATTTATATTCCAACACGTGTTGACTTTCCAGAAGTAAGTCTTACGATGTATGATTCAATTGATGGTAAAGCATTTGATGTCGCCAGTCAAATATATGGTAAGTTCTTTAAGAACCAATCAGCAGAAGTAACTGGCGCAACAGCAGAAGAAGTTATCACAAGCAACAATAGACATGGTAGAAAGTTACCAAGTAATGAACATGACTACTATCATCAGCATTTTGAAAAGGTAACAATATATCATTTCTTTGGTAACCTTGATTCTGCTAATGACTCTGGCATGGAACAATCAATTGCAGGAAATACTGGTCAAGGAACAATTCAAAAAATTGAATTAATAAATCCTCTAGTTACTGGTATGGTGTTTTCGGGTAGTGACTATAGTGTTGCTGAATTGAGAACGTTAGACCTAACACTTCAGCCAGAAAATATAATATTAGGAAAACCAGAAGAAGGCGTAACATTCCCAGATTGGATGACGCAAGGTATGAATTACATAATGGACACATTAGTTTATGAGCCTAGAACAGCAGTTTATACCTATCCTACAGAACAAGAAGCAAGAGATAAATTTGCAGGAACTGAAGAAGAGATTGCTAGAAAAGAAGCAATCATAGATGAAGCGAATGATAGAGATACAAACTTTAAACTTAATGAGTTGATGCAATTATATAATGCTCAACTACAAAATCCTAATGAACAAGGTAACGAAGCATTAGAGATGGCTTTAAAATCTCGTATTGGTACATTAGATGCCGCAAGAGCGAACAAGTTCAACAAAACGGGAAAAGATGATTTTAACGCTAGAGATGAATCTACTTATAAATCAGTATATCTAAATCCTGATGTGCCAACATTTGGCGGTGTTGGAAGTAGTAATCCACCTAACACTCAGTTTGTTCCATATTCTCCTGATTTAGGCGATGCAATGGTACAAGAGTTGGTAAGTGCAACATTTGGAAATCGTAGTTTTAATTCAAATAATGTTTTTGACTTTAAAAACCAAATGAGAGGCCTTGCAAATGAAGTTCAGTCAGCAATGACAAGTAACTTATCAAGTAACTACTTGACAGTAGATGGACAAAGAGTTTTAGATGCGGCAATTAATGCTAACAAAGGTGCTTTCATAACAAGTACACCAGCAATCAACCCTGCTACAAACACAGATAGAAAAGTTATTAACACAGGAAATCACACAGGTGTTAGTAAACAAATCGTAAATAGAAAACTATTTGATTAATAAGAGATAGACATGAAATTAGATATATTAACAGCAAAATTATTAAAGAAAGGCTTCGGACAAGAAAAAGCAGAAGCGTATGCTGTGGAAATTACAAAAATAGCAAGAATGTACGGTGTAAACTCATACGATTTCATAGACGAACTCTCAGAAGAATCTGATTTCACAGAATTAGGTGCAGTCATCTTTAATAATGCTTTGCGATTTGGTTACAAGACGGGCAAACTTGCTCCTCGTTCTCCAAACACTTATGTCGCAAGGGCAATTATTAAATAATGGCAAAATTTCACAAAGGCAAATACACAGTAATAAACGAAGAAAAATACTCAGGAAATGGTTCACCCGTTTTTAGAAGTAGTTGGGAACAAACGTTTATGCAATTCTGTGACAATAATCCAAATGTTATGGCATGGGCAAGTGAACCGGTCAGAATAACATACAAACATCCTTTAACTGGCAAACTAACATCATATGTTCCTGACTTTGTAGTTGTATACAGAGATTCGAATGGTAAAAAGAACGCAGAGTTAATTGAAATAAAACCTGCTAATCAATCTAATCCTAAATTTGCACGTGGTAGGGCACAACAGGCACAAGTAGCAATAAATTATGCTAAGTGGGATGCCGCTACACATTGGGCAAAAAAACGAGGCATGAAGTTTAGAGTTCTTAATGAGGGTGATATCTACTCTAATACTAAGAAACCTAAAGCAGTCAAAAAACCTAAGAAACCAATTAAACCAAGATAACACACCTTAGGACCGATATAAGTTACTTATATCTAAGGTGAGGATGCCGTTATCCATTAGTTGTATCGCTACTACGACTACAAAAAACGGCAACTTTATTTTTGATAAATACGAATATAATTAATTAAGAGTGTGTATTATGACAAAGAAACTAGAAGAAACATTCAATATAAGTCCAGCAGAAGAAGAACCTGTTGAAGAAGTAGAAGAAGAAACTCCTACAATTGAAGAATCTACAGAATTAACTAATATTCTCTATTCAGAGTTAAAAACTACTGAAAAGATTGACAGTGCATTGCCACTTGTACAAGACCTTAATCAACATGATAAGGAGATGGATGATATTCATCAAAAGGCATTAGATGCATTTAACGATTTAGTTCAACTAGGAATGAATGTAGAAGTACATGCGGGTGCTAAGTTACTAGAAACAGCAAATCAGATGCTAAAAACGGCTATGGAAGCAAAAGATAGTAAAGTTGATAGAAAACTGAAGATGATTAATCTTCAATTACAAAAAGCCAAGTTGGACCATAACGTTAAGAAGTCATTACCAGAGGGTTCAGAACTAGAAAGTGACGGAGCAATCACAATTGACCGAAATGAACTATTAAAACGCATTGACAATGCCCAAAAAGACATTAAAAATGATAAATAAGAATAGAACAATTATACTTTAAAACATATTTGGAAAGCGTTATGAAAACATTTAAACAATATTTAACAGAGTCCACTAAAGAACACAAATTTACATTAAGATTCTGTTGCGACTTAGATGAAGCAGGTGCAAATCGTATTGAGACATTCTTGTCAAAATATGACCTTAAGTCGATGTCAAAAACATCTACTACACCAATCACTAAGAACCCAATGTTTTTCAAAGACGTAGAGAATTCAAAAGTCTCAAAAGTCGATATAGCAACTGGCTATCCATTATCAGCAGACATTTTAAGACAACAACTAAGTGATTTACTTGGTATGCATCTTACACACGTTGCTGTTCATCCTGAAGGATGGGAACCAGAAGAAGAGGTTGTTGACGAAGATAAAGAGGCATTATTGGCATCAGATTATGATGAAACATCAGACGATGGCAAGACATATGGTAAAACTTTTGTAGATAAGTTTTTAAATGATTTAGAGAAAAAAGAGCATGATGTTGTAGAGAACGAATTAAGTGTAACACCTGCAACTGACCCTGCGCCAGAGCAAATGTCGAAAGATGAGAAATCTACTCCATCTGTCATAACAGGAGACGAAAATGACTAAGAAATATACCTTAACAACATCAGAGGAAACTGTTACAGAAAATCCAGAAGATATCATCAGATTAATGAAACTAGCAGGTCTTTCTAATGCACAAGCAGTTGCTGAAGAAGAAGTAAACGAAGAAGTTTATGAGCCTACTGAAGCAAATGACGAATTGGACTTAGATGATTACTCTAAGAAATCTCCAGAAAGCATTTCTAAACAGAAGAAAAGTTTAGACAAAGCACCTTCAAAAGGCGACAATCCATTAGAATATTCATTAGACGAAAACGAAATCTATGAAGCGATGATGAAAGAGTTCAACGAAATCGAAGAAGGTAAACTTCCACCTGGATTACAAGCATATCAGGAT